GGCGTCGCTTTGATCGAGGATGTCCGTAAATCCGTCCAGGATGCTTTTCATCACCAACTGATCGAGACGATCCGTGATCCCCGCATGACCGCGACCCAGGTGATGGAACTCTCCGCGCAGATGCAGCGACATCTCGCCCCCATCCTGGGCCGGATGCAGACCGAATTGCTGGAGCCGATCATCGAGCGGGTTTTTGCGATCGAGGCCCGTGCCGGTCGGTTGCCCGCCCCCCCGCCCGAATTGCAGGGCCAGAACATTCGGATCGACTATGTCAGCCCCGTGGCCCGCGCTCAGCAGACCTCGGATGCCCGCGCGATCATCGACTTCAGCGGTTTCATTACGAATCTCGCCCAGTCGGTGCCGGAGGTGCTGGACGTAGCGGACCTCGACGACGGCGCACGCGAACTCGCGGACGCTCTCGGAGTGCCGCCTACCATGATTCGAGATTCTGGACAGGTGGCGAAGATCAGGGCGGCGAAACGGCAAGCCGCCGCCGAGCAGCAGCAGCGTGAAGACCTCGTGACCGCTACGGATCAGTTGGCGAAAATGTCAGCGGCGACACCCCCGTCGTCCACATGAGCGCACACAGTTACCAGGATCGACTGAAGGCCGATTACAGAAACATATTTGGCTCCCCGGCTGGCAGAAACGTCTTGTTGGATCTATACACCCATCTACAGGGAAACAAGTCTTCCTTCTCACTCAGTTCGGGTGAGACTCATTTCAATGAGGGGAAGCGATGGGCATGGCTTCGGATCATGGCGCAACTCCGTGAAGAAGATATGGAGATGAGGAAACTGCTCGAAGAAAACCTCAACGAAAGACGCCGAGAGGAAATGTCATAATGAGCGCAGACGCACCCCCGGAAACTCCGCCCGAGACCCCCCCGGAAACTCCGCCAACTCCGCCCACTCCGCCGCAGACGCCCGAGACCCCCCCGGCGTCGGGCGTGAGTTGGCGCGATTCCCTGTCTCCGGATCTTCAAGGCAACGCGACACTCGCCGGACTCGATAGTGTCGAAGCACTCGCCAAGGAACACATCAATGTCCAAAAGCTGATTGGGGCCGACAAGATCGCTCGGCCCCAGCAGGACTGGACGCCGCAGCAATTCGATGAGTTCTATCTCAAGATGGGCCGACCGGCCGATCCGAAGGACTACGACCTCTCGGCTCTCGAAGTTCCGGATGGGTTGCCCATCGACGCTGATTTTCAGGCCACGATGATCCAGAAGATGCACGCGCGCGGCGCATCGCAGGAGATGGTCGCCGGGATCCTCGCCGACTTCTACGAAGCCCAGGGCGGCCAATTCTCAACAGCCTTGAGCGACATGCAGAATCACCGGGAGGAGGGCATCAACGACCTCCGAACGGAGTGGGGCAAGAGTTTCGATGCCCAGGTGGATCTCGCCAAGCGTGCCTTCGTGGCCGGAGCCGGAGATGGATTCGAAGCCCTCGCGGCGCTCAAACTCTCCGACGGCGGTTCTCTCGGGGATCATCCTGCGGTGATTCGGGCCTTCGCGGCATTGGGATCCAAGATGAGCGAGCATGGGCTGGTCGGCGGAACCTCGATCCGCACCGCCCAGTCCCCCTCCGAAGCACTCAACGAGAAGCAAAAGCTGATGTCCGATCCCGAATTTCTCAAGTCGTATCTCGACGAAAATCACCTCGAACACTCTGCCGCTGTGCGGCGGATCCATGATCTCACTGTTGCGGAGGTGGGGACCGCGTCCTAGCCTTCCTCTCAATCTCGATCTCCGGGTAGCTGAAAGGTCCGGACGCACGCCGAAAGCAGGCCGAGCATCGTCGCGTCAAGACGACAGAAGAGGTCCACAAGCGGCCTCCGGGCAGCCAAGTCGGTCCGGAAACTCCGTGGGTAGCCAATTCGTGATGTCAACCATCAACGAAACGGAGACTCACGATGAGTACCGAAATCACGACTGCCTTTGTGAAGGAATTCACAGAGGGCATTACCCTATTGCAGCAACAGATGGGGAGCAATCTCCGTCGCGGCGTCAGTGTGAAGTCGAGTGTTGTGGGCGACCGCGCGTTCTTCGACCAAGTCGATGCAACGAGCATGACCCAGATCACGACCCGGCACGGTGACACCACCCTGACGGACACCCCGCACAGACGACGCATGGTCACGCTTGCGCCGTTTGAAGTCGCCGATCTCGTGGATCGAGCCGACCAGATCCGAACCCTCAACGATCCGACGAACTCTTACGTCAAGAGTTTTGCCGCAGCGGCGGGCAGGACGCTCGATGATCTCGTCATCTCCGCGTTCAACGCCACCGCAGCAACGGGTGTGGATGGCTCAGGGTCGGCCGCGTTCGACTCCGACTTCGTCGTTGCCGAGGGCGGGTTAATTATGACGTTGGCGAAGCTACAAGAGACTCGCGACATTCTCGAATCTCAAGACAACCTGGAGGACGATGGCGAAAACGAATGGTTCATCGTCATGGGCGCGAAACAACGCATGGACTTGCTGAGCGACGACACTGTCACAAGTTCAGACTTCAATACGGTCAAGGCACTTGTGAACGGTCAGATCGACCAGTTCATGGGTTTCACGTTCCTCAAGTCACAGCGACTCGTTCTTCAGGGAAATGGCACCACCCGTGAGTGTTATGCGTGGGTCAAGTCGAGCATGAAGCTCGCCATCGGCCAGGAGCCTCGCGGCTTCATTGACGTGTTGCCGGGAAAGCGTCACTCGACGCAGGTCCGGTACGAACTCGATGCGGGCGCAACTCGCATGGATGAAAAGGGCGTTGTCCAGATTCTTGTGGACGAAGACCCGGCGTAAAAAAACGGTGAATCCGGACGGTGCGGGGATCGTGCCGTCCGGGCACACCACAAGTGATGCGGGGACGCGTCACAGGAGAACAACATGGCTACGATGTACAGCAATCATTACAATTCAAGCGGCTCGGTCGAAGATGGCGTTGGCACCCTCGCCGAAGCGATGCCAAGAGACGCTGGTCAGCGGATCGGAGCGGGATGGGCTCACTCTCGGATGCGACGTTCGCACGCGAGGGTTGGAATCGGATCGGATGCGGCCATCGGCGATGAGGTTCGGATGCTCACGCTCAAATCGAGCGACCGTCTCTATTCCTTGCTTGTCACCCAAGACGGGGGTGCGACTGCGTGCGACGGGGATCTGGGGATCTACCTCAGCGGCTCTGCCAATGATGGTGCCCTCCCTCATGCGGACTGCCATGATGCGTTCGGCACCGCTCTGGTGCTGGATACTGCGGCGAATCGTATCGAGCGATTCGAGACAGGGCCATTCGACACGGAGAACATGGGCCTACAGATGTGGGAACTCGTGAACATCGTTGCGTCATCGACATACGATTTCGATCCGATCAAAAATTTCGACATCACGTTCACGATGACGACCGAGGCCACGTCTGCGGTCAGCCTCGTGCAGATCGAAGCGTTCTACACAGCGGGCGACTGATCGTTTGACCTTTGAGTGGGGGGCTTCGGTCCCCCGCTCCTCGGAGACTCCATGGCCGCAGACATCGACATCATCAATGCCGCCCTTTCGAAGCTCGGCGAACAGCCCATTTTGGCGATTTCCGATCCCAGCCCTGCCGCCCGGTTGGCGGATCGAACGTATGCGGACATTCGGGATGCGTTATTCGAGGAATACGCCTGGAATTTCGCAACCAAGCGAGCCTCGCTCTCGGCCGAGCAGGCTGCACCAATATGGGGATTCGCGCGAGCGTTCAATCTCCCATCCGATCTTCTACGACTGATCGAACTCAACAACGTCACGGACGAGGAATGGCGGCACGAGGGAAACCAGATTGTCACCGACAAGGCTTCCCCGCTTGAGATCAAGTATGTAGGTCTGGTCGTCGTGGACTTGATGACGCCCACATTCAAAGAGGCTCTGGCCTCGCGCCTCGCGATGGAATGGGCTGAGCCGTTGGCTCAAACAACGACCGTTGTGAATAGCATGGCTCTGTTCTACAGAAACAAACTCCAGGTCGCCAGAATTGCGGACGGCCAAACAGATCGACGGAAAGTCATCGACTCATCCGACTTCATCGTTGCGAGATTCTAATGCCCAGGTTCGCGAGCCGGTTAAGCTCATTCAATGGGGGCGAGATCGCTCCTGAATTCTATGGTCGAACCGATCTGGCAAAATACTTCTCTTCCGTCCAGCTAGCCCTCAATTTCATTCTACATCCAGAAGGCGGCGCACACAGACGGCCCGGAACCCGTTTCATCACGGCAGCCATCGACTCGGCCAAGAAGTCTCGCCTGATCCCATTCGTGTTTTCGACCACGCAAGCCTACATGCTGGAATTCAGCGACTTCAAGCTGAGAGTCTTCGCCGACGAGCAACAGATCAGCGCCGCGAT